AGACTCCAATGTAAAGGAAGTTGGTAACATGGGATTTCTTCACGTTTGGGGGTTAAAGGATGAATTTAAAGACGATAATCTTAAAGGAATGGATCTTTATAAATCATTGCTTTGGTCTCGTCCAGAATTGACGGAACAAATCAAATCGGCTACATCTATAAATGATGCAATAAAGCAAGATCAAAAAGTGATCTGAAGCTAGATAAATACAAATGGGCCTAACTGGAATTGATCCGCAGGCGTAGTTCTTTGAATGCAGGCAGAGTTAGTATTGGAAACTCTTTAATCACCTATACAAAGCTTTAAACGGCAACAAAAACGTTTGGGATGCTATCAACGCGTTTGGTACTCCTGCAACTGAGATAGAGTTAGCTTACGCTGCCTAATCTCCGAGGTCTCACTTACCTCGATTAAAAAAATGTGAAAGCAAATCCAGGTGGCTCCCTTAATAGTCTTGGCTGACCAAGAGCATCTGATCGTAGAGGCGATCTATACAGGGGGTGAAAGAGTAGGGGTTTCAGGGCGGCGCCACTATAAAGTAAGTCCGCGACCAGGTTATTTGGAAGTTTTGGTTCCCACATACATCAAACTTCATATTTTGTTGATTTAGAAAAACCAACTAAGCCTGTGAAAGAATTCATTGAGTTAACTGATGGAGACGAGGGTTCGAATCCCTCTAGGTCCACGCGCGCAATTTCGTACCTTTATTTAGAAATTTCTAAATAAAGGTTACGAATATGCCAAGGAAAAAACCCAAGTATAGGTAAGATCCTCCGAAACTTTTCTAGAAAAAGATATATAATTTCTATAAAAAATAAATTAAAACAATGACACTTACTATCGTAATTTTAGGTATTGCTGCTTTGGCTATCATCCTAGTAGCTTTTAAATCTCGTTCAAAAACAAAGGAAACTGAAGAACCAACAATATCTCCAGCACCTACTTATCCATCTTGGACGACAAGTTCATCTTCATTTGTAGGATCTGTTGAAAAGGTTCAAGCTCCTGAAGCCAAAATTGAGACTGCTCCAGTAGAAGCTCCAGTAGAAGCTCCAGTAGTTAAAGAAGCAAAGGTTAAAGAACCTAAAGCTCCTAAGACTCCTAAAGCTTCTAAGACTCCTAAAGCTTCTAAAAAAGAAGGTCCTAAAAAAGGAAAGAAACCTGGAAAGAAGGACGATCTTTTACTTAGCTAAAATTCCAACGATTTATATAAATGAAAATCTGCTAAATGTTTAGCAGATTTTTTTTTGAAAATTTTTTTATCCCGAGATCTTTTCTTATTTTTGCTATATAATTTAAAAATAGCCCTATGGTATTTAATATCCTAAGAATAAGAAGAATTGTAAAGGTCAAAATAGCCAAAGTGAAAAGAGCGATTAAGCAAGTAATTTACAATTCTAAAACACCTAAAAACAGTTCCGATAGACTAATAGTAAAGATCATAAAAACATTCCTCGATAGAAACGATACCAAGGTCCAGTTTTCTCCAATCTCAGATAAGATCTACATATACACAAAGGACAGAAGAGTTTTTATAGTATTTAATGCTTACGAGATACACATTGCTTATAACAAATTCTTTTTCTATTCATCACTTAAAGATTCCGTTTCTGAGGAGATCACAAAATACGCTAAGGAAAGAATTGAATCTGAGATGAGATCTATAGAGTCAGAGGTCTCAAAAAATCAAAAAGAATTATTAAACGATTTATACGAAAGTTTTTCTAAGACTAAAACAAAACACGAAAAAAGAAATGAAGAATTCCAGCAAGCACAGGAGAATCGCAATAATAGCACACGATGGGAAGAAGGCACAAATGGTGTCATTCGTAATGCACCATCTAGAATTTTTCCAGAGATTGGACTTGGAGATCTGGGCAACTGGAACAACAGGTAAACATGTGGAGGAAGCCGGTCTAAAGGTTAACAAGGTTTTATCTGGACCCATGGGTGGAGATGCCAAGATAGCAGACATGGTTTCAAACGGTCTTATAGACATAGTTATATTTTTTAGAGATCCTCTAGGTAAGCATCCTCATGAACCGGATGTCCAGATGTTAATGAGACTTTGCGATGTTCATGAGATTCCACTAGCCACAAACCCTGCAACAGCAAGATTACTCATACAAAATTTCATATAAATCTATATGCACACCTTTATTTTCATATCGGATACCCACACTAAGCATTTCGAAATAGACGAAAAGCTAAAATTAATTTACAAAGAAAATCCAGATTCAACCATAATTCACTGTGGTGATATTTCATATCGAGGACTACCTTGGGAGGTTCAAGATTTTGTTGTTTGGTTTGCTGAGCTTCCATTTAGGAATAAGATTATGATATCAGGAAATCATGATTTTCTTTTTGAAGAGCAGTCTTCTCTTGCAAAAGATATCTTTCAAAACATGGGACCTGAGATAATCTATCTTGAGGATAGCGGGGTTGAAATAGAAGGAATCAAAATATGGGGTAGCCCGGTTACCCCGAGATTTCACGATTGGGCTTTTAATCGAGATGAGGATATTCAAAATCACTGGGACCTTATACCAGAGGACACAAATATTCTAATAACACATGGACCGGTTAAGGGAATTCTAGATACAACAATTCGAGGAGGATTGAATGTTGGATGTCCACTATTAAGAGATAAAATATTTTCCGATTTAAAGGATCTTAAAATACACGCTTGCGGACATATACACGAAGCCTATGGAATTGAGGAGATTGGAGGTGTAACATTTATCAATGCTAGCATCGCAACGTTCAGATATGACATGGAGAATGAACCTATAATAATAAAAATCTAAAGAGATGAAATATATTTCAAACTCTTTAATAAGATATGATAAAGAACCGATTAGATGAAAACTTTCTATAAACCCAGCGAAGCTATCAAATGGACTAAAGAGAAACTTGTAGACCATGGCTATGTAGTAAAAACTGAAAGATGGCAGGGAATTGAATCACCTGATGATATGTGGGAAGTAATGAATCATTCATTCCAGTTTTTTATCCCAGAGACTATGGAGGATCTAATACAAGAGGTTAGACCAAATCTTCCTTGGGCAGACGATCATTTTAAAGAGAGAATTGGAGGGGCACCTTTAAATCCTCCACCTTCTAACGAGTGGTGGCCTTTTAATCAGAAAAAGAACGAGAGGTTTAAAAAAGACACAAAATTTTCACACACATATCCAGAGAGACTGTGGCCTAAGTTTGCTGGTGATAAATTCGAAGATATAGATGAACCCCACAAAGGGATCAGATACGATTACGGTGATTTTGGAGATGTCATAGATCTTCTCCAGAGAGAACCTTTTACCAGACAGGCATTCCTTCCCATGTGGTTTCCAGAAGACACTGGAGTAGTTCATAGAGAAAGAGTTCCTTGCACTATCGGATATCAGTTTATGAGGAGAGGCGATAGATTTCATATAGTTTACTACATTAGGTCGTGTGATTACATTAGACATTTTAGAGATGATATTTACATGGCCTGCAGGAAGTTAATGTGGGTTCTGGATATATTAAAAGAAAGAGATCACCAAAATTGGGGTGACGTAAAGCCCGGTTATTTTGCTATGCACATAACATCGCTTCACTGCTTCAATAAAGAAAAGGGAATTCTTAAATCTAAATCTTCTAAATATTAAAATTATTATGGAAAACAAAGAGCATAAGCTACAACCCGTTAAAGAACCTTCTAAAGAGATGCTTGAGTATTACAAATCCCTTTACGAAAGAAACCAAGGCAAGTTCATCAGGAGATCCCGACTAGAGATCGAGCATTTTGGATCGGAATTTGAATTCGAAGATAAAAAATTAACCCTAATGGGTTCAATCGATGCTTTACTAATGCTAGTAAAGGACGAGAATGGAAAATATTATAGATTGGATAGTTCTCCAATAACTAAACAAATAATGGAAAAAAGTTAAGTGATAAATTTTTTCATAAAAACCCATAATCCAAGAGGGCACATAGAAGCCTGCTCTTTTATATCACATTTTGGTGCGGAAATAATAAAGCACGAAATATGTGAAAATGATGCGGATTTTTATGGATTTTTTCATGTAGATGGATCAGAAGAACTATTTGAAATCATATCCGAATTCTCCCCAGATATAACTCTGGAAATCCCTCCCGAAAATATTGTTAGATAGGGGGTCCTTTCTGCTATTATAGCGATATATAGTTCGAGTCTTTTGAAAATTGGGCAAATTTAATCAAAAGACATGGACAAAGAAAGAGACATAACTCAGTCGTTACTAATGAAACAGATTTTAGACGAGATTTCTAATCTCAAGTCTAAGATGCCGAATGGTGAGCTTAGGCACATGCAAGATGGAATGGAGGAGATGAAGAAGAACTTCAAGGAAATGAAGGACGATATGTCCGAATTAAAAAAGAAGCTTCTAGACCCTGATGACGGTGTTATCGTTAAGGTTAATGAAAACACCAAATTTAGGTTAGAGGAGGAGAGCAGATACGATGAAAACATGGCACAAAAGGCTGATCTTGAGTCTATGAAGAAATGGCAATCAGGAGTTAATAAAGCCCTATGGATTATATTCGGAGCTATTATAGCTATCGCATTAAAAATTATATTCGGAGTTTCCGGTTAACCTTTTAAAAGGTGATAAAAATGAAGGCTGAAGAAAAAGACAAATACGAAGAAACACTTTTAGCTTATTCCTCAATTGTTAAATATAAAAAAGCTACCAGAGAGGAAATAGTAGAATGTATTAAAGCCTTTGAATATTTCGAGGACTATGAAAAATGCAAAGACCTAATCGGAATTTTGGATGACATTGAAGCTAGAAGTAAAAATGATAATCGATAAAAAATTGGAGAGATCACTAGATAGAAACGTTTTTGAAAATGCTATAGGCGTCATGAAAAAATATGGGGTCAGCAGTATATTATCTAAAAGAATACTTCCTAAAAAAGACCGCATCAGAAGTTCACTCCTAGTTTATTACGAATCAACAGAGGAGTATGAAAAATGTCAATTCATAAAGGAATTTTTCGAACAATTGGAAACAGAGATAGATAAAGAAATCTCACCAGAAGAATTAGAGCAAAAGACTAATTAATTTATTTTTTAATCCCAAATCCTTTTTAGTGAAGAACAGCTTTCGCAGCTATAACACAAATAAAATCATAAACTTAAGGTTTCGAATTGTATTCGAAACCTTTGTTTTTTAGATAATATAATAAAAAGGTAAATTAAAATAACTCAATGAAACTAGAAGATTTAACACATGAACAAATTTCAGATCTCTCCGCGATTTACTGGAACAGAGATCTAAGCTGGGACGACAGAATGAAACAGCTAAGCCAATACCTAAACAAATCAGAAAGAACTGTACAGACCTGGATTTCCAAACTCGGAATAACAGAAAAATCAATAACAGATTCACCTCAATATGCAGAGGCTAAGAAAAGAAAATTTGATAAGAAGAAGAAAAGATTTATTATAACTTGGGCTCAGAATGACACGCAAGTTCATGAAGACTTCGTTACCAACTTAGAAGCTTATGCTAAGCACATAGACGCATCTGTTCATGTTATAGCAGGAAGATATAAAAATCCGACATCAGTTTCAACTGACACTAGCTATGAGTCCTGGTCGGAAAGGATAGAACAGTATTTAGATGCTGGCCGTCACGAAATACATAAGCACATGTGGATCATGTCGGATATTAAAATCCAACCTACTGCAGTGAATCCAATGACGGGCCTTGAAGGAATGAGCGGAGTTAATTCCTGTGTCTTCGGATCTCCTAAAGTTCAAATGGAGACAATCCCTGTTTTAGAAGGTAGTCTACCTAAGTTAATGCTAACAACAGGAGCTTGTACTCTTAGAAATTACACAGACTCTAAAGCGGGTAAGAAAGGGGAATTCCATCACGTTCTTGGTTTTGTGGTTGTCGAAATAAAAGATTCATCTGTTTTCTTTGTTAGACAGGTAACTGCAACAGACGATGGAAGTTTCACGGATCTTTACAACAAGGTTCAAAATGGAAAGGTTACTAAAGTTAAAAAGTTGGCTGCTGCCATTCTTGGAGACTTGCACTATGGACAGCACGACGAAAGAATTATAGGCAAGACTCTTGAGATGCTTAAGGATCTAAAACCCGACCATCTAGTTCTTCATGATGTTTTCGATGGTCTTTCTATAAATCATCACGAATCAAACGATCCGTTTATTCAATACAAAAGAGAGATGGACGGAACCAACTCTTTAAGAAACGAAGTTGATCAGATGCTTAACGGTCTTAAAGATTTTGAAAAATATAATGTGGTTGTGGTTAGAAGTAATCACGATGACTTCTTAGACAGATGGCTGAAATCTACAGATTGGAGAAAATCCGGAACGCTAAAGAATTCTTTAGAGTATATGGAATACAGCTCTCTACTTCTTAAGGGTGAAGCACCAAACGGGGTTATTCCATATCTGATCAATAAGAGATATCCTAAATTCAAAACTTTAGGAAGAAGTGACAGCTATGTTGTTAATGGCTGGGAGCTAGGACAGCATGGCGATATTGGATCGAATGGAACTAGAGGATCTCTTTTGCAATTCAGAAAGCTGAACACCAAGATAGTTGTTGGCCACTATCACTCGCCAGGGAGAAAGGATGGAGCTTTAGCGGTTGGAACATCAACTAAGCTAAGAGTAAATTACAACCTAGGTCCAAGTGGATGGCTTCATTCGCATATTATCATCCATGAAGATGCTAAGGCTCAGCATATCAATTTTATTAAAGGCGAATTTACAACTCTTAAACCATAATATAGGGTCCAGATAGACAACCTCGATTTGATATATAAAAGAAAAATCAATCATGGTCGTCTATAAAACTATTAACCTAATAAACGGAAAAATTTATATAGGTCAAGATACAAAAAACGATCCCAATTATATGGGATCAGGAAAGATAATTAAGGAAGCAATAAAAAAATACGGTAAAAGTAATTTTTCCAGAGAAATTTTAGAAGAATGTGAATCCATTGAATCCTTAAATCAAAGAGAAATTTATTGGATCTCTTTTTACAATTCAACAGATAGAAAAATCGGATACAATATATTGAAGGGGGGTCTCGGATCAGGAGGATTTAAACAAACTGAAGAAGCCATTAAAAAGATTAAAGCCAATAACAAATCAGATAGGTTCAAAAAAATAATGTCTTCCCCAGAGGTTTCCGATAAGATTTCAAAAGGACAAAAATTTTCGGATAAGAAGAAGGAGCTACACTCTTCTCAAGAATACAAGGAAAAGATGAGTAAAGCACTCAAGGGAAGAGAATTCACAGATGAACATAGGAAAAAAATATCCGAAAGCTTAAAGAATAAAAAGAGAACAGAGTCTCATCAAAAAAAATTAACAGAGTCTCTAAGAAAGACTGAAAAGTTAAAAGGAGAAAATAATCCATTTTATGGGAAGAAACATTCTCAGGAAACAATCGATAGAATAAGAAAATCAATTAAGAATACAAATGATAATAGAAAATAATAATCCACCTCTTCTACGCGAGCTTAAATTTATTGCTGGTGTAGACGAGGTGGGCTGAAGGCCGTGGGTGTCTCAGTGGCTCGGTAGTTTCTGCTTGTGTCATTCTACCTGATGATTTTAGGGATTCTAGAATAAAGGATAGCAAGCTAATTAAAAGCATTAAGAAAAGAGAAGAGATAGAGAAGGTAATAAAAGAAAATGCTATCTCATGGGGCATAGGAGCAAGTTCTCCTCAGGAGATAGATCAATTTAATATTCTTCAGGCAACTTTTATCTCTATGAAAAGAGCCATAGACTCTTGCTCTACACAGCCTGATTTTCTCTATATCGACGGAGATAAATTTATAGGTCATAAGGAGATTCCTTACGAATGTATAATCAAAGGGGATTCTAAAATCCTCTCAATTTCTGCGGCTTCCATACTGGCTAAAGTATATAGAGATAGACTTATGCAATCTATAGCAGCAGAATTTCCTCAATACCTTTGGGAGAAAAATATGGGTTATGGAACATCAGAACACATTAAATCAATAAGAGAAACAGGAATAACTAAACATCACAGAAAAAGCTTCTGTACAAATTTTATTTAAACATATGGAAAACTTAAACAACGAGATTACAACACAGGAATTTGAACAAGGAATGGAAAACGACACGATGCCAATGCCTTCTATCGAGTCTAATTATCAAAAATTCAAACAACCGGAATGGGTGTTTCAATTTGATGACGAGGAACCTACTGTTTTTGCTTGGTCAACGGACCCGGAAGAAAAAGCTCAGGTTAATCTACATCTAACTGGGGACAGCCAATGCAATGTCATCTTTAAATCTGCTAACGGTAGACAGATGAGAATTTTTTCTAGAGAGATTACAGAGCCAACTTTAAAGATGTTAGCTCAAGACGGAAACGTGGAAGTTGAAGAAAATTAAAAACCATTTGGTTATATACTCTTAAAAAACTAAATGAAGTCCAATTATTCCTTCACTGCGGAGCTCATCTCCAATAAAAAATTCACGGAGTCCCAGCTAAATGACATAAAGAACGAGATAGAGACTCGGGAGGATTTAGCACAATTGCATTCGGTATTTCTACGCTATATAGAGATAAATTTTAGCGGACACATAGAAATATACGTTGAAGATTTTGGATTTGACATCGATCTTTCTTCAGACATAGAGATAATGGTTTCTGAAATAGATGGTATAATACCAGGTGGATGGTCAAACGATTCCAAAATTGAATTCTATATAGAGTTCCCAGCAACAAACCTAGTCTGGTATAAAGAAGATATGAAGTGGAATTTTACCTCTTCAAATTCACCTAAGAGTGATTTTTTTGCTAGCGATGGTTGGGAAGAACCAGAGAAAGATGATTTTTATCTATACGATTCACCAGATTACGATGAGAGTGATAACGATTGGTAATTTGGATCAGATAGATGATTAATCATATATAAAATATTGTATTGAAAGGTGCCTTTCGTACTTAGTGTCCCAGGTCAAAATGGCCTTAGAGTTGTTTGAAAGAGCAGCAATGGGATTTTAAAAAAAAGAAAAGGTAAAAAATGAAAAACAAAAACACGGGGGTAAACAGTACCCCACAAGCTTGGATAGCCGTATCCAACAACAGACAAAAAATCTACGGCGCAAAGAATGATCTAGTTTATCTAGACGCAGGACAAGAGTTTCAGATTGAACTCTACAACCCAACTTCCACGTCCTATCTTGCAAAAATCTATCTGAACGACAAGTTGATTAGCAAATCAGGTTTGGTTATTAAACCAGGCCAGAGATACTTCTTGGATCGCCATATAGATGAGCAAAGAAAACTTCTTTTTTCCACATATTCAGTGGATGACAACGAAGAGGTTAAGGAAGCAATCAAAAACAACGGTAAGTTAAAGGTTGAATTCTACCAGGAAAATACTCCTAACTGGAATTCAATATCAACTGGCACTGTAACCTGGACAAACCCAAATTACGTAACTCCTCCAATAGTCTGGGCGACCCACAATTCCTACGTCACCAACACCGGAGGATTATCGGGGAATCTAGCAAATCTCAGCGGAGGT